GTTTATTTCAATAGACAGTCAGGTAATGCGGATGTATCTGAGTATTTACTAGCGTCTAATATTACTTCTACAAGCACAACAATTACGTTAAAGACGGCAACCAATGCTAACATTGCTAACCTAGATTTACGGTCTACAGGATTTATTCAGATTGGTTCTGAGATTATTGCTTACACAAATATCATCGGGAATCAACTCCAAAATTGCTGGAGAGGACAAAACAATACAACAGCTGCATCTCATACAGCAAATGATGCAATTACAGTTCAGTACCTTCCTTGTTTAAATATTTGGCCCACACCCGATGGCGGTGGAGGACCTTATACATTGGTTTACTGGCGCATGCGTAGAATTCAAGATGGAGGAACGGGTGTCAATATCCAAGACGTACCATTCAGATTTATTAATTGTTTAGTTGCGGGTTTATCTTATTTGATGAGCGTAAAAATTCAAGGCACAGATCCTAACCGTGTTATGTTTTTGAAGCAAGATTATGAAGAACAGTTTGCTTTAGCCTCACAAGAAGATAGAGAAACAGCACCGTTACGATTTGTCCCACGTAATTTATTTTATAGTAGATAATCATGCCTAGTAATTTTGCATCAGGTAAACACTCAATTGCAGAATGTGATCGTTGCGGTCAGCGATATATGCTTAAAGATTTAAAAAAGCTTGTAATTAAAACCAAACAAGTTAGTATTAAAGTATGTAGGGAATGCTGGGAACCAGATCAGCCACAATTGCAATTAGGTATGTATCCTGTGAATGACCCGCAAGCTGTACGTGAGCCAAGACCAGACGTTAGTTATTATGGTTCAGGCTTAACAGGATTACAAACTTTAAATGGTAATGGTACAAGTATTGATCAGAATGGTTATCCTGCCGATGGTAGTAGACAGATTCAATGGGGCTGGTACCCTGTAGGTGGTTCAAGAGCATTTGATAGGCAATTAACACCCAATTCTTTAGTAGGAATTGGTACAATTAATAGTGTAACTGTAACAGTAAATTAAGGAGTTTAAAATGGGATATAGATCAGCCGCTGATGGCGTAACAAAAACAGGAAAAACTAAGGGTAGAAATCTTGGTGATTCTGGACCTAATGTTAAAATTGAAAACGGACCGATGAAAAAGACTGTTGGTAAAACAAACGCTAACATGAAATCTATGGGACGTAACTTAGCTAAAGTTGCCGCTCAAAGGGGAAGATAATGCCTACTGCAAAAATAGTTAAACCAACTACTAAAAATAGTTCGCCTATGCGTACAGGTCACGCACGTGACAACAAACCTGCTGAAGCTTATGCTGCTCCACATACAATGTCTGGTGGTAAAGTAACTGCTAATGCTAAAGAGATTGAAGTTAAAACCGATCCTAATACCTTAAACGCTAGTCAAGTTAGTCCACGTACTGTAGCTATGCGTGTAAGCGCTGGCAATCCCGGTGCTGATGATGTTAAAACCACAGGTATTGAGACTCGTGGTAATGGCGCAGCAACTAAAGGTAGAATGGCAAGAGGACCGATGGCGTAATGAACTACGTTCAACTGCAACAAGCAATACAAGACTATAGCGAGAATACAGAAGCATTATTTGTCGCTAATATTCCTACGTTTGTACAACAAGCAGAAGAGCGTATTTTTAACACGATTCAGTTTCCGTCTTTGCGTAAGAATGTAACGGGTACTTTGACTACTGGTAATCAATATTTGTCTTTACCTAATGATTTCTTATCTACATATTCTCTTGCAATTTACACGACTAATTACACAACTCTTCCATACACATACTTACTTAACAAAGATGTTAACTTTATAAGAGAAGCATATCCTAGTCCTACAGTGGCTAATCGTGGTGTGCCTAAGTATTACGCATTATTTGGACCAACTTACAACAACACCAATGAGTTATCTTGTATCCTTGGACCGACTCCAGATTCTGATTACAACGCAGAACTTCATTACTTTTTCTATCCACCATCAATCGTTCAAGGCATTATTACGGGCGTTGGCTCGCTTACTGCTGGTTCTGGATACACTAACGGCACGTATGAAAACATTGCTGTTACAGGCGGTTCAGGTCAAAACGCTACGGCTACAATAACTGTTGCTGGTTCTGTTGTTACTGCGTTTACTATAACTAATGGCGGTCAGTTTTTTGTGGTGGGTGACACTATAAGTTTTTCTCCAACAAGTATTGGCGTAGGTACAGGTTTAGGGTTTTCCACTACTGTATCAGCCGTAAATAATTCAACTGGAACTTCATGGCTTGGGGATAACTTTGACCCCGTACTCTTATACGGTGCTATGCGTGAAGCTATGTTGTTTATGAAAGGTGAGCAAGATTTAGTCACTTACTACGAACAGAAATATCAAGAAGCGCTTGGATTAGCTAAACGTCTTGGTGATGGACTTGAGCGTGGCGATGCGTATCGTGATGGTCAAACTAAACTTAATGTTAGTGGTAGCGGGTCATGAGTATAGTTCAAGGACAAACCACTTTATTCAAAACTAACATACTGAGTGCGTTAGAGAACTTTGCCGTTGGAACACCATATGTATATAAGATCGCTCTTTATAACGCTAACGCTACTCTTAATAATAGCACCACCGCTTACACTTCTGTTAATGAAGCTACGGGAAGCGGATATACGGCTGGAGGTCAAGTTCTTACAATATCTTACCCACCTACTGGCGATACTTCTAATAACGTTGCTTGGATATCTTTTGCTAACGTAACGTGGACTGGAGCTATTACTGCAAGGGGCGCATTAGTTTATAATAGCACTACCGGAGCAGCGTGTTTTGTGTTAAATTTTGGTAATGATGTTACCAGTACAAATAGTTTTACCGTAACATTCCCGACACCGGGATCAACTACAGCTGTTTTAACCATTTCTTAGGAGTTCATATGACAAACGAATTAGCCAGCTGCGGTGATAACGCTGTAGCCACATTACAAGCAAACGTAACTATTCCGGAAGGAATGGGCGTAGATGGACATTACCACGTAGAATGCCGTGATGCTAACGGTAACTTAAAGTGGACTGAAGATTTTCCAAACTTAGTTGTTGCTGTTGGTAAACAGTTAATGCTGGATACATTACTACGCACTTCAGGTACATACACAACAGTTGGACCATTCTTAGGTTTAACTAAAGTAAGTTTAACGCCAGCCGCTACAGATACAATGACCACATTAGTTACTACAAATGCCGCTGAGTTTACTAACTACACAGTAGGCGGTTCAGCAGTGCGTGGAACAGCAGTATTTGCCGCATCTACATCAACAGGAACAACACCATCAAACGTAACTACATCTACAGCTACTGCGATTACTTATACAATTACAGGTGCAGGTGGTACAGTTTATGGTTGTTTCTTGGTAACAGGTTCAGGTGCTGTAAGCACTCAATCTAGTACAGCAGGTACTTTGTATTCTGAAGGTAACTTCTCCACTGCTAAAATTACAACTGCTGGCGATACTGTAAGCGTTACTTATTCAACAACCGCAACATCTTAAGGATTAAAATGAATATTAGTTTAGAAAAAAATGAAATTGAGTTTGTTATGAACGTATTGGGTGATTTACCTACTAAATCTGGAGCATTTGTTTTATTGCAAAAGATAGCAGCTCAAGTTCAAACACAAGCAACTTCAGAAGATATTAAATCTGAATAAGGAGTCCTAAATGGCTCTAGTGTTGTATGACCGAGTACAAGAGACTACGGCTACTACTGGCACAGGAACTATAACCCTTGGCGGTGCTGTAGCTGGGTTTCAGTCTTTTGCCGTTGTTGGTAACGGAAATACTACTTTTTATTGCATTGTTAATGGCTCTGCATGGGAAGTAGGTATTGGCACGTATTCAACTAGTGGACCTACTTTAGCTAGAACTACAGTTCTTTCTAATTCAGATGGTAATACTTCACCAATTACTTTAGTCGGTGCTTCAAACGTATTTGTTACATATCCTGCTAGTAAGTCTGTTAATTTAGATGCATCAGGGAATGTTACTGCTTTAGGTACTATTTCTTCTGGAACGTGGCAAGGTTCTACAGTTGGTGTTGCTTATGGTGGTACTGGTGTTACATCGTCTTCAGGTGCTAACTCTGTGATGTTGCGAGATGCCAATCAAAACGTATCTATTAATAGATTAAATCAAAGTAGTACAACAACTACGGCAGCGGCTGGTACAACTACATTAACCGCTGCTTCTACATTTAGCCAGATATTAAATGGTACAGGCGGTCAAACATTTAGACTGCCAGATGCTACAACGCTAACCAACACAACTACATTTGAATTTAACAATAATGCTACTGGCACTTTGACGATTGTTGATAACGCTTCAGGTGCTGTTGGAACGATTGCTTCTGGTGGTGCTGCTGCGATTGCTCTTTTATCTAACGGCACAGTTGCTGGTACATGGGACGTACACGCATATATTCCTGAGAACGTACAATGGGGTACAAACTCTTTAGCATTAGGATCTACTGTAATTACAGGTGGCACATGGCAAGGCGGTACAATTGCTTCTGGTTATGGCGGTACAGGCTTAACCACATTCACTGCGGCAAACAATGCTCTTTACTCAACATCTGCTAGTGCTTTAGCGGCTGGTACTTTACCTGTATTAGCAGGGGGTACAGGTGTTACAACATCTACAGGATCAGGTAATAACGTATTATCAACAAGACCAACAATGTCTGTAACAGGTGCAGGATTTACCTTACAAGATGCAACTGATAATACAAAACAAGCAAACTTTAATTTAAGTGGAATATCAACAGGAACTACTAATTCTTATCTTTTACCAAATATTTCAGGTTCTTCTTTAGCAAGTCTTGGTGCTTTAAGTCAAACATTTGCAGGTCAAATAACATTTTCACCTACTCTTGGTTCATATACTTTTATAGTAGGTAGTTCTGCTATGACAGGCACAATTACTTTAGGTAGGTCTACAGTAAGCCAACAAACAGATATACAAGCAGGAGCAACTGCATCAGGTTCAACAAAAACAATTAATATAGGTTCAGGTGGTTTATCTGGTTCAACTACAACAATTACTATTGGTGGTACAGCAGGAACATCAACTACTACTTTAAACGGCACAGTTACTTTAGCAAACGCATTGGCTGTTGGTTCAGGGGGTACAGGTGTTACAACATCTACAGGATCAGGCTCAGTAGTATTAAGCACATCACCCACATTA